TTGACTTAATTATATGAAATTACAGTTTTTAGTAGCTCCGGAAGACGGACAGGTTACCACTATAGGCGATAAGTTCAAGCTGGAAATATGGCAGATGGGAGATATTACCATCAAAGAGCAAAAGACTATTTTAAAGTTAGTTTCTTCGCTGGATACTAACAAAATCACAAAGCTTGTTACTAAGATTATGATTGAGGAAGAGCTGTCTTTTGAAGATGTGCAAAAAGCTCTAAGCTCTGATTTAAATGATGATGATCGGTTGATGCCTGTAAGACTTAAATATCTCAGTGACTATCAAGAATGTTTATTTTCATCAGAAGAAACAATGTTAGACCTGATTGTAGCTAAAGCTTATGCGATTAAAAATAGGCTAGCTATACCTATAGAGAAGTACCTAGAAGCTAACCCGGGACTGACTAGGCAAGTAGTTAAAACTAAGCACGAGTATATAAACTATATTAAAAACCTGCCTCTAGATGAAGTAGAAGACTTTTTTCCTTATCAAGTACTAAAAGAGTTAGCAGCTTTTTATGACAAAGAACAAGGAGCTACTGATACAGACTCCGAGAATAAAGAGGAGAGCGATAAAAATCAGCCTGACGTAGAAGAAGTAGTGGGAAAGTCCACGATAATAGACGTGAACTCAAGCAATGGGACGAATGGTTCTGGAGAGTTAGAGACTACTGGCCAACAGACGAAAGGTTTACCGCCAGCAACTATGAGCACTGTCCCCGAAGACTGATATTAAAAGCGATTGAAATGGGTGAAAAGTTTATGAAAGAAAAGCTACATTTTCATGAAATAACGATAGCTAACTTAGCATCAATACATTTCAACTCGCAAAAAACTAAAGGCCCACCTTTTCATGGTAAAGATTTCTGCCAGTTTCGCCTAGAAGAACCCCTAGAGCTTCCCGTTAGACATACATTGATTAGTTTGTATCAAGATAAGTGTTTAAATGACTGGGTTATCGCTTCTTTGATATCAGATGATGCAAGCGCTTTAGACGTAGAGAATTACAAGCTAGACCGGAAGCAAGTATCTAAAACCAGAGCTTGGGGGTCTCCTGACTTATTTATTATATGCCCAGATATTGTAGAGCATACTGCAAAAGCTAGATTCTTATGCTGCAACAATATCAAGCCAGGGTTTTACACCGTCTATGATGTTGATACCGGAAAAGCTATTAGGGTAAATGTATCTAACACTGATAAGAATTTAAGACAAAATGCCTATGTGATTTGGAGTTACGTATGACCAAAGTTACCTTTAACAAAGCAGCGATCGCTAAATTTGAAAACAATGAATGGGACGAGTGGTTCTGGAGAGTCAGAAATTACCGGCCTATAGATAATTCTAGTAATGAAATCTTACAATCCCAAACTCTAATATTAGAAGCTATTGAAGAAGGCCAAAAGTTTTTAAAGCAAAAATTACAAAATTAAATAAATATGTTATCCGACCTAGTAGAAAGTCATGGCCAAAGTTACCTTTAACAAAGCAGCGATCGCTAAACTTAAAAAAAATGTAAAAACTGCCTTCAAAAAAACTAATGCACGACTAGGTGAGTCTTTTACAGAAATCATAGAGTCAGAGACTGCTTTTAGTGATATTGGTTTTACCAACTGGGATATTGTAGATACTGGCAGACTCAGGGATTCTCAGCATTGTGATGTTATCAAGGAAACTGATAACAAGATTGAGGAGATATGGACATGGAACCCAGTAGACCCAGAAACTGGGAGAAATTATGCTGGTGATGTACTAGTCGGTTTTATTAGTATTAATGGTAACTGGATCCCGGGTAGAAATTGGCCTGAGCGAGGGGTAGAAAATCTAAATCCTGTAGAGGTATTTAAGACGGAATTAAAAGCTTTATTATGATTAACCAGAGATTGATAGAAATTAGAAGTTATTGCTTAGAAAGGCTGGATGGTTGCTTGGGTACTTACTACTTACCTAACCATCGGCAAGAAAAGGCGATCGCTGTCAATCGGTCTATAACTAATCAAACATATCCACCAGAAGGTACCAACGTCCAAGGCTTAGAATGTCAGATTTACTTACCATACATCGCAGCTAATAGCATCATTGAAGGGGTAGCGCTACAATCTAACTGGTGTATTTATCTGAAACAATGGGATACCAATCAAACAACCCAGTTAGGAGCTTTAACTTTAATGAAAGGGTTTCCTTACAGCCTCAAAAGTACTTTTCTTAATCCGCCTAACAGAGCAGTCAATCAACCAGAAATATATAGAATTGATTTTTGTTTTTGGGAAAGATTCGGTTAAAATATAGATATACTTCCTATTAATAGCTAACACATGTATAAGCAATGGCGATCGCGCTGTTGCTTTACTTTTTTATTATGCTGCAACTACACAGTCATAGTATGAAGGCAATAGGCCAATATCTACATAACTTATCTTTTCGCCTCGGTGATTATCATCTAGTTTATAGGTATTTGTTGACTCGTTAGCTCTATATACATTGTTAACTCTACTGATAAACTTATCAGTGTACAGTACACTTGACTCCCCTCTAGTTCCGCGTCTACCGCTACCTTTTTTCTTTTTCTTTTTCTTATATGCTGCTTGGATTGTTTTCCTTTCATAGGTAATAGTACAGTCATCCACCGATTGAATTTCTTGGACTAGCTTATCACCTGGTTGATTACCTTTAGATGTAGCTGGAATTTTCTTTTCAAGCTTAAGCTTTTTAAATAAAGCCTGAATTTCTCTATAGTTAAGGGTTAATAGTTGAGTCATTATAAAAAGTTATTATATTAATTAATACTATATTAACAATAGAATTACTCTTTGTCAACCCTAAAAATAGCTACAAAATAAATAACCAGTAACTAATAAGTCACTGGTTGGAGAAATCCCATAATTTACTAAGTTCGCTTTGTGGCGATGTATTTATTATTAAATATATTTTTTTATTTGTCAATAGCTTTATAAAAAAAATCTATTAGTATTGGTAGTACTAATAGATAAGTTGGTCATACCCCTTAGGCACAATGTTTTTAATATTTTATCATACTATGGGTTTAAAAACAAAAAAATACCAGCTAATGTGAGACACTAACTGGCTTTTATCATACAAAAATTATTATGAAAGTATTGGAACACTAAACTACTAGTATTCAAATAAAACAGCGCACATACATAATAAATGTATATAAAAGGATTATATACTGCCCGGACAAATATGTCAATCCAGGCCTAAAGATTTTTCTAGGTATTCATAGGACTCATCGCTATCAATATCAGATTTATCACTAAACCTATTCCAATCTATCTTGCCTGCTAAGTAGTAATTAATATCTTTAGATTGTCCTTCAATAGTTACACGCTCTTCACTGTATATGTTTACCAATAAAGAACTAGCAAATTTATTAGCAGGTTCTTCTTGTTTTCCCTCGCTGGTAATGTTGATACTTTCATCTATAAGCACTTCATTTTGATGATGATGTCCTAGTGCAATATGGCCTAATAAATGAGCTAGGTAAAAAGTTACATATATGGCTGATGTATAATGACAGCTTAATAAAATAATTGGAGTGCTGTAGTGCTGATAAATAAGGCCATCTATGCTTTTCACTAGCTTAGATTTTGGTAGCTTGCTAAAATAAGCAACAGCGACCCCTTTATCCCAACAGTAGCGCAACAAAGCAATTAAATCTATTTTAGAGCGTGTCTTTAGTATCTCATTTCTAATATCTTCTGGATTAGTAGGCAAAGAAAAATCTTTTATTTTTCCATCCAGACCGTAACCAATCAGTTCACCTATTCTTACAGCTAAAGCGCAAGCAGCATCAAGAGATTTATCTTTTACATTGCTGCTGTAAAATTTATTAAATCTGACTGGCCTTGTTTTGTCTAAAAGAGATTGTAGATCAATATTAAAGCGATCGGCTATGTAGCCCGCACCTTCTAAAACAGCAAAAGGTTNNTTATNNAGTTTGTCATCCCACCAACTGGGTAAACCATTTGTTTTTATATAGCTATCGTTAAAACCTAGTTTTGAAAGTTTAGCAATTAAACTAGACATTGTTAGTACATTTGTCATGTTAGTTTCTCCTACTTGTTTTTTGCTTATATATATATAGTAGTGTAGTTACTAGCGAGTTGTCAACCCCTGATTTATTAGTATAACTTATACTACCTGCTAGATATTATAGAATACTTAAATCTGTCCCCTTGATTCATACGTGTGGCCATTATACTGTCTAAGTACTGGGCTGCCCCAATAACTTGCAAGTTATTATGATATTCAGTGGGCAGGTATAGGGGTCTAGAGGTAGGTGAGTAACCCTCTAGCTGAGGTTGATATGTCACCTTAAGGCCGGACTGACCTAGTATTGTAACGGCCAGCTTATTGTTACTGACCAAGTTATTAGATATCAAGGTGGTGTAATTGAGAGAGACATTAGTCAGGTACTCTAATAAGTCTGTTATTGTATCAGCCGTAGTAACCTCACATATATGGCCTTTTTTATTGTAGGTGGCTAATATATTATTAAACCACAGTAGTGAGGTACCAGTAGACCCCATTACTGTATCCCTAATGTCTAAATATTGGGTAGAGTCAGGGGGTGTCCCTTGGTACAGACATAACCAGTCATAAGGGGCCATGGTTCTTTTGCGTTCTAGTAGGCTGTCTATAGGGTACATTTCTGGGAATAAAGCCTCGCCAGGTGCTCTACCTAAGGGGTCATCGTCTTCTGCTATAGCCTTAAGGTTTATATACTCCCATCCGTCTAACTCCAGGGTTAACATACCTATTAGGTCATCATTTGTCCACCTAGTATTTAGGACTATAATAGACCCCCCAGGGAGTAAGCGCGTAAATAGAGTAGGTCCAAAACCTTCTCTGATTTGTCGTTTAAATGCGGGAGAATGAGCCGTTTGCCTATTTTTTACTATGTCGTCAATTATAATAACATCGGCCCCAAATCCTGTTATAGAGCCACCTATCCCTACCCCTTTATATGTCCCTTTGGCCCTGGTCTGCCATTGGGCCCCTGATTCACCATCACCTGTAGGAGCACTATCTGGGAAATAAGATGTATATAGAGGACTAGACATGGATGCCCTAACCTCAGAGCCAAAGTCAGATGATAGGTTGGCCCCATAAGATACTTGGATAACCTGAGCCCCAGGGTCTTTACTATACAACCATAGGGGCATTACCCTACTTACTAACTCAGATTTACCATGTCTGGGAGGTAGTGATATACAAAGGCGAGCATTACCTTTGCTTAACCTATCCTCTATTAAGTCACTTAAGTAGCGATGGACATTTGACAATATATAATCAGGTTTGAAGGCCAGCAGAAAGTGTGATATTTTGGTCAGTTTCATAGTGTCACTATTAGGTACTACTAAAAATTACCCGTTTACCTCTTGCCAATAATTATATTATAACCTATAATAAGTATAGAGTTACATATTGCAAACCAATGAAAACCAAAGAAATAGTTAATTTAGTAAAAAAGCATTGCGCCGTATTAGCAAATCAGTATAGACAAGATAAGGACGAGTTATTTAGTTATGTTTTGGCCAGATTACCCGCCTTGACAAGTCGTATGGACACTAAAAGCTACACTGTACGCCAATGTGAGGCTTACATTAAAAAGTCAGTCCGGGGGTATTGCTTACACTACATGAGAGATAAGGCTCCTTTAATTAGGACACCACGAAATTGTACACCTTACACCTGCCAGACATTGCTGGAAACTGACTATATAGATAGTGACGACTTCACCCCTGATATACCATGGTATATTAAGCAAATTATGGAGGACCCTAGTCTCACGCAGAGAATTAGCAACGCTTACATGCGCTATTTGGACACATAGGGTATTAGTAGGTAGAGTATAGTTACTTACCTACTAGCCATGTTTAAATTAAAAGGTGTGCCCTGTGGTAATTCATTTATATCACCTGGACTTACTTGTCATAAAGGCGCTCAAAAATTCTTAGAAAAAATAAAGAAAACACCCCCCA